TCAACAAAAACTTACGGTAACGACCGCGGCTTATCATGCTGTTTTAGACAATGGCGTAGTACGCATAGTCACTGCTCATTGCTACACGGATACTCAATTGGTATCAAATTAATCTTTGAAAGTGAAACACTAGATGATCGTAATTGGGTCATGGACTTCGGCGGACTCAAAGCATTCAAAGAGTGGTCAGAATACATGTTCGATCACACTCTTGTAATCGCAGAAGACGATCCTCATCGTGAGATGTTTGAAAAAATGGCTGCTTTGGGTCTCCAAGATCAAGGCGGTGTTTGCGATGTTCGTATTGTACCAGCTGTGGGCTGTGAAAAGTTCAGTGAGCTAGCTTATATGAAGATGGACGAAATTCTTAAAACTTTCCAACGTGGCGAAGCTGTTACACTAGAAAACGGCAAAACGTTTGAATGTCGCTATCCAGTAGGTCAAGATGTTAAGTTGCGTAGTGTAGAAGTGTTTGAACACAATGCTAACTCAGCTGTTTACGAAGGATAACACATGGCAGAAAAAAATCAATATAGCATAGCAGTATTGTTGCCCACAAGAGGTCGGACTGATGCGTTGAGCCGTAGTGTAATCAGTTTGGTCAATCGTTCGGTAGATTTAGACACAGTACAACTGGTTCTAGGATTTGACAATGATGACAAAATAGGTTTTGATCATTTTACAGAAAGCCTACAACCGTGGTTGGATCAACGTGGAGTCAACTACACTGCAATTATGTTTGAGCCCATGGGCTATATTCGACTCAATGAATATGTCAACGCATTGGCTGCCGCAAGTGATGCCGATTGGTTGGTATTTTGGAATGATGATGCTATCATGGATACCTCCGGATGGGATAGAGAAATTGCCAAATACACTGGACAATTTAAATTGTTAGCATTTCATACTCATCGAGATCATCCATACAGTATATTTCCAATTGTGCCACGACAATGGTTTGACCTATTAGGATATCTAAGTCCTCATCAAATTAGTGATGCATGGCTCAGTCAACAGGCATATATGTTGGATGTTTGGGAAAGAATAGAAGTGCATGTCACACATGATCGACACGATCTTACTGGCAATAACAAAGATGAAATATTTGATAATCGTCCTATGCTAGAAGGAAATCCAGGAGATCCTCGAGACTTTCATCATCTCGGTTGGACACAAAGAAGATTTTTTGATTGTGAAAGATTAGCTACATACATGGAAAGCATCAAACTTGATACAACCTGGTGGAAAAATATCAAACTTGGTACTCAAGATCCCTGGGAAAAATTAAAAATCAACGACACTAATCAACAAATGAAACAATATTTAATAAAATTTAAATAACATGATAGAGACACTCGAAGAACGTATCAAGCGATATTGGAATGCACAGCCGTGTAATGTCAAGCACGGCAAGGCCGAACCTGGCACCTTAGATTTTTTTCAAGAAGTCAGTGCCCGGCGATACAAAGTTGAATCACACATTCCAGAATTTGCTGGATTTCATCTATGGCAAGGTCGACGTGTGTTAGAAATTGGGCCTGGCATTGGTTCTGATGCTGCAGAGTTCGCTAGAGCCGGCGCCGACTATTATGCTATTGATTATTCTGAGGAAAGTGTTAAACTAGCAAAACAGCGTTTTCAAGTTGAAGGTTTAGAAGGTGAATTCCGTTGCGGTGATGCTAGCAATCCAGCAAGCTACAAAGATTTACCAGCAATGGATTTGGTTTATAGCTACGGTGTTATTCATCATTTTCCGGCTATTGACAATATTATCGAAAATGTCTACAACGCACTAGTGCCAGGTGGTGAATTTCGTTTCATGGTCTATGCCAAGAATAGTTGGAAACAGGCAATGATCAACAAAGGACTAGACCAGTATGAAGCACAAGCCGGTTGCCCTTATGCCAAGAGTTATAACAAAGATGACATCTACGAATTGTTAGAACCACAATTTGAAGTTTTAAGATTGCGTCAAGATCATTGTTTTATGTACAATGTTGAACAATACAAACAAGGTAATTACGAACTGGAACCTTGGTTTGCTGCCATGCCGGAGCCCATGCGAGAAGCTGTGCGAGAATATTTAGGCTGGCACTTGTTGGTCAAGGCCAAGAAATTATGACCACACCATATCTATCAGTGGTTATAGTTGGTCGCAATGATACCTATGGCGTAAATTTTATCGACAGACTAAACACGTTTGTTTGTAGTCTTGATCGTCAGGTACAAGATTACCCAGATTTGTTGGAATTAATTGTGGTAGAATGGAATCCGCTGGCCGACCGTGCTCCGTTAAAAGACGTTATTTTTCAACCAAAAAATCTTTCGTTGCGTGTGATAACTGTTGCACCAGAAATACATACGTCCATTAAACATCCTACTCCTGTATTAGAATTCCATGGAAAAAATGTAGGCATACGCAGAGCTCGCGGAGAATTTGTATTAACAACTAATCCTGACATAATTTTCACAGATCAGATGATACAGGAGTTCGCTCAACGTAAGCTGATGCCTGATTGTGTGTATCGAACCGATCGATATGACTTTATCAGTAACGGTATTGATCAACTTGATCCAGCTGACTATGTTAATTTTGCATTGAGCAAAACATTTCAAGCTCATCTTACTCGTAACAGAGGTTATGAATCTCCAACGATCACTGCTCCCAATCAATTGAACCAACTGCCACATACTGTGATATTTCAACACGAGTTACATGCCAATGGATGTGGAGATTTTATACTGGCTGCTAAGGAGGCATTTTTTCGAGCCAGAGGTATGTACGAAGGAATCGAACATCGATATCATAATGATAGTTTTTCATTAATAAGATTGGCATATTTAAATCTTAAACAAATAGTATTCACTACTCCTTTGTGCATATTTCATCAACATCACGAAAGACGACCAGTGGAGGATCCATGGAATCCTGCCAAGGCCAACCAAATTGGATCAACTGTTGGAAATATCGATTGGGGACTGGCCAATATTGACTTGTTAGAATGGAGAAATTATTAATGGAAAGAAAATATTACGAATATTTACTTCACAAAACCAAACATGGATGGGATACCACTGATCGTCATCAGTTGACTTTTTTTAGTTTGGCAGTAAGTATAGGTGCCAAAAAAATCTTAGAACTTGGAGTACGTGATGGCAACAGTACATTGCCATGGTTACTGGCGGCCAAAGAAACAGGAGGAGAAGTAGTTTCTCTTGATCTTGAACCCACTCGATGGGTTTGTCCCGACGACTATCGTTTGTATTGGGAATTTGTGCAAAGTGATGCTATAGAATATTTAGAGCGGTGTGTTCAGAACAATGTCACCTATGATCTTATCTACATAGACGACTGGCATTCGTATGCTCATGTCAAACGTGAGTTTGAATTGGTTGAAAAAATGATTACACCAAGTGGTCTGGTTCTTGTACACGATTTAATGTACGACAACTCGCAACCTGATTATCATTGCGAACTAAACACTACCGATGCACAGTGGGCCAATGGTGGACCATATAGAGCCATGGCAGAATTAGATCCTACTGTGTGGGAATGGTCGACTATTCCAGTCAATCACGGAATGACAATAGCAAGAAAAAAGAGTGGAAAAATTAGATCATGAAATATCTAGTATTGGGATCAGCCGGACAAGTTGGCCTAGCATTGTGTCAATATCTACGTGAACAACAACACGAAGTTCTTGAGTTTGACATTGCCACAGATCCACATCAAGATTTACGAACAGTCAATAACTGTCATCTTGATAATTTAGTACAGCAGTGTGACTTTGTGTTTCATTTGGCCTGGGATGTCGGCGGCAGTGTTTATTTGGCCAAATATCAAGATACCTTTGATTTTATCAACAACAACCTAAGAATTATTTCCAACAGTTTTGAAGCAATACAGAAACACAACAAGCCATTTGTGTTTGCATCAAGTCAAATGGCCAATATGAGTTATAGCAGCTATGGTTTAACAAAAAGCCTAGCAGAAAAAGTAGCTAACACACTAAACGGAATCACTGTCAAGTTTTGGAATGTCTATGGTATAGAACATGATCCAGAAAAAACACACGTGATTACAGATTTTATTAACAAAGCTCAAACCACTGGTATTATCGACATGCGCACTGACGGCACAGAGCAACGTCAAATGTTACATGCCACAGACTGTTCTAGATGCTTGTATGAACTAAGTCAACAGTACAATCAATTGCCACGTGATCGAGAATATCACGTTACCAGTTTTGAATGGAATACCGTTTTAGAAATTGCTGAAATTGTTGCTGAACATTTTCCTGGTACCGTAATCAAGCCTGCCGACGCCAAGGATACAGTACAAAAAGACAAACGAAACGAAGCAGATCCGTGGATTTTGAATTTTTGGCAACCAAAAATTAGACTTCGCGACGGCATTGAAAATATAATAACAGATATGATTGGATCAAAAACTACATGAGTAATATACAAGAATTTTGGGAGCAACAGCACCAGGCTCGAAGTCAGCAATGGCTTACAGGTACCCAACTAAAACAAATTATGAAATTTTATTCACTGACTGAACAAGATTTAGAAAATAAAAAATTCTTGGAGATTGGTGTAGGTCTTGCAACAGTTTCAAAGGCATTGTCGACAATGGTATCCACACTTTACTGTGCAGATATCAGCCAAGAGGCATTAAAAAGAGTACAATCTTATGTAACAGGAACATGGTCTACTACAGAAATAGAACTTATACCTTGTGTGGATATTGCGTTATGTCACTTGGTACTGGTACACTGCAACGACACGGAATGTGTGAGAATTTTAAAATCTATAAATCTCAATGAAAACGGAAAAATTTTTTGTCAGTTTAGTTGTCTTAAAAGTTTTGATGCAATTGAACACGCCGATTCTAAAGTTAAAAAAATGTTATTGGAGGATGGTCCACATTTTTTTCGAACCGAAGACGAGATACAGAATATTATAAACCAAGCAGGTCTTAAAACAATTGAAGTATCTGATCATAATCCAGGATCATATCACGGGTGGGTTGGACAATATTGGAAATGTTATCAGTTAGAAAAGTCAATCTAAATAGCAATTATAAGGAAACACAATGAAGAAAAAAGTGTTGGTGTGCGGAGCCGGTGGATTCATTGGCGGACATCTAGTAACAAGTCTTAAAAAACAAGGCTGTTATGTCATTGGTGCAGACATTAAAATGCACGAATACAAACAAACAGATGCAGATGAATTTCATCAAGTTGATTTACGTGAACAACACTATGTACGTAAACTAGTGACCAGTGACATTGATATCATCTATCAATTGGCAGCAGACATGGGCGGTGCTGGTTATATTTTCACCGGCGAAAATGATGCCAACATCATGCATAACTCAGCCATAATCAATCTCAACATTGCCGAGGCCATGGTCAGTGCTGGTGTTAAGAATGTTTTTTATACCAGTTCAGCTTGCATGTATCCCAGTCATAATCAAGAAGATCCTGACAATCCGTTGTTGAGTGAAGAATCAGCTTATCCGGCCAATCCTGACAGTGAATACGGTTGGGAAAAATTGTTTAGTGAACGTGTGTTTATGGCATTTGCAAAAAATCATGGTATTCGTGCTAGAATTGCTAGATTGCATAATGTGTTTGGGCCACTGGGATCATGGAACAACGGCAAAGAGAAAGCACCAGCAGCCTTGTGTCGCAAAGTTGCAGAGAGCACAGGATCAATAGATGTATGGGGACCGGGGGTTCAAACTCGTAGTTTTCTTTACATTGATGAATGCATCGAAGGCATTCACAAGATCCAGGCATCGGACTGTGATTTTCCGTTGAACTTAGGCAGTGAACGAATGATCAGTATCAATGATCTAGCTTTGTTAATTGCTAAAATAGCCAACAAACAAATTTCTATCAACAACATTCCAGGCCCAATGGGAGTCATGGGACGCAACAGTCACAATAAATTAATCAAAGAAACAATTGGCTGGGCTCCAGCAGATAATTTAGAATACGGCCTAGAACAAACCTATGCCTGGATTAACACACAAATAAAACAACAATGAAAAAAACTTATGTATCTTGGCAAGATGTAGAGAATCATGTTCAGGAAATTCTACGTCAATTGCAACAGCACAATTGGCGACCTGATTATGTAGTTGGACTCACACGCGGTGGACTTGTGCCGGCTAATCTGATTAGTCAATACTTAGAATGTCCAATGGAGACACTAAAGGTCAGTTTGCGTGATGACAACAGTCTACCAGAAAGCAATCTTTGGATGGCTGAAGATGCATTTGGTAACAACGAAACTGGCGGAAAAAACATTCTCATTGTAGACGATATCAATGACACTGGTGCCACGCTTAACTATATCAAACAAGATTGGCAAAGCAGTTGTTTGCCCAACGATGAAAGATGGTTAAATGACGTTTGGAGTAAAAATGTTCGAGTAGCAGTACTATATGACAATGAATCGAGCAAGTCTGAATTGAATATTGACTACAGTTCTGTTATAATAAACAAAGCAGCAGAAGATTCGTGGATTGTATTTCCTTGGGAAGATTGGTGGCAGAGATAATGGCAAAAATTAAAGTATCAGAAGTATTCTATAGTTTACAAGGCGAAGGTCGTTTTGTAGGTGTACCCAGTGTGTTTTTAAGAACATACGGTTGCAACTTTACTTGTTCTGGATTTGGATGCAAACCAGGCGAAACGTCAACAGGTGCAGATGAAGTTGCTAAGTCAATAGAATTGTACAAAACATTCAACGATCTACCTTTGGTAGAAACTGGTTGTGACAGTTATGCAAGTTGGCATCCTGCCTACAAGCATTTGAGTCCAACGCAGACCACAGAAGAACTGGTAGAGCGTATGCTGGCACTGACGCCAAAAAATCAGTGGACACAGGCCAACGGCAATGACGTTCATCTTGTGATCACAGGCGGAGAACCATTGTTGGGCTGGCAACGTGCCTATGAAGAATTACTAAGTCATCCACGCATGAGCGATCTTAAAAATATTACTTTCGAGACCAACGGCACTCAAAAACTACATGATGACTTTGCACATTGTTTGAGTCATTGGAATGGGGAAGTTACGTTCAGTGTCAGTGCTAAATTATCAGCCAGTGGAGAAAAGTGGGAAGATGCTATCTGCCCCGACATTGTTTGCAATTATCAAAATTACGGTCACACCTATCTCAAGTTTGTGGTAGAAACTGACGAACACATTGAAGATGCTAGACGTGCTACCAAGGAATTTAGGTCGGCAGGCTTCACAGGAACAATTTATTTGATGCCACAAGGTGGTGTTGTCAAACCATACGAAGCTAACAAAGTTCGTATTGCTGATATTTGCTGTGCAGAAGGTTGGAATTACAGTCCACGATTGCATGTGGATCTATGGGGCAATGGTTGGGGCAAATAATGACAACATTTACAACAGAAGACAGAGAACAAGCAACACTAGCAAATCGTATCACAGCATGGATCAAAAACTATGCAGATTCTGCCAACATCAAAAGTTTGGTAGTAGGTGTATCAGGTGGCATTGACTCAGCAGTGGTAAGTACATTGTGTGCTCGAACAGGCATACACACAATTGCAGTAGCATTACCTATCCGCCAAAAAGAAGAATTACATAATTTAAGTTTGGATCATTGCTTTTGGCTCGGGAACAAATTTTCAAATGTAAGAACCGAAATTGTTAATCTTACCGACACATTTGATCGATTTGAAGAAGTCATGGGCAATTATAGTAGTGAGTTGGCATTTGCCAACAGTCGCTCAAGATTGCGTATGATGGCCTTGTATCAGATAGCACAAAGTTGTACAGGTATTGTAGTAGGCACAGGTAACCGAGTTGAAGACTTTGGTGTAGGATTTTTTACCAAGTACGGAGATGGCGGAGTTGATATCAGTCCCATTGCAGACTTGTTGAAAACAGAAGTATGGCAGTTGGGTCGTGAACTAGGCGTTGATCAACGTATCATTGATGCTGCTCCCACAGACGGACTATGGGCCGATGGACGTGTGGATCAAGATCAACTGAATGGGTTGACATATGCTGAACTTGAAGTGGCCATGGCATTGGATGAATCAGGTGCTGTACCATTGAATGATGCTGAAGCAATGAACTTGTACCAATATCGAAAGATTCGTGCCAGAAACTTGCACAAAATGTTGCCTATACCAGTGTTTAAAAAGTGAAATATCTTATGAGTACAAATGATGATTACGATCCATTTGAAGATCGTGCTCAATTTGAATATCGATACAGCCTATGGCCACGTCGATGCCATCGCAGTGGACGTTGGTTATGGTTAACCACAGCTATGTACAGTCGCGCCATATGGCATGGACCAGGTGAACCAGTGATAGAATCACGATGGTATCATCGTGATGAAGCATTGATATTAATGATTAAAGGAGTAGCACATGGGAATGTTTGACATATTCAAAAAGAAAAAACCAGTTAAAACGGAAACCCCTAAAATTCACAAAAAAAGTGAAAAGGAAATTGCCACCGAAAAAGGCGAACCGTGGGTTGGAATTCTTAGCATGGACATTGATCCGGACAACTTGCATCAAGGTGCTTTTGAATTAGATTGGAATGAAAAGTTTGTGGCCAATCTAGTGCGTGCCGGTTATCAAGGCAAACCTGGCGAAGCAGACGCAGAAATTGTAGATCGATGGTTTCAAAATATTTGCAGACATGTTGTCATGGAAACGTGGGAACAAGAACAGGCCAACGACCCGACTCCGGGAAAATTTACTAAAAGTCGAGACATTGGCGGCGGACGTAGAGAAGTAAGCTAATGATACTGTACGTAAATGGCGACAGTCATACTGCTGCTGCAGAAGCAGTAAACAACCATGCGTTTGCCGAGGATGACGGTCAGTATTTTTACATGGGCCGTGCTCCACATCCAGATAACATTGCTATGAGTTGGGGAAAGTTGTTGAGCACAGCACTGAGAGCTGGATTTCATTGTGGTGCGGAAAGTGCTAGTTCTAACAGTAGAATCATAAGAACCACTCGAGAATGGTTAGACACTCAAGGGTATGACACAGATTTGTTAGTAATTATACAATGGTCTACTTGGGAACGAGAAGAATGGTTAATCAACGGAACTTATTATCAAGTAAATGGGTCCGGTATTGATCAACTGCCAATCAGTCACCAGCAACATTATAAAGAGTTTGTGGCCAACATAGATTGGCAAGCAAAAACCCAGCAAGCACACGAAGACATTTGGAAGTTTCATCAAGAACTAGAATCTAACAATATTCGACATATATTTTTCAATGGCAACAATGATTTTGGTCCGTTGAAAGATCGTCACAATTGGGGAACTAGTTATATCGGTCCGTATGATCCAAAACTGACATTCAATTATCTAATTCAAGATCAAGGCATACAAACAGTAGCACCCAATTCATGGCATTTTGGTAAGGATGGTCATAGCTATTTTCACCGTTTTATGTTACAATACATTATCAACAACAAATTAATTTAAGGCTTACTATGCGTTATGTGCTGATTGACACAGCAAACATGTTTTTTAGAGCAAGACATGGTGCTTTTCGTGCGTCAGATACCTGGGAAAAAATTGGATTTGCTTTGCATGTTACACTGATGAGTGCCAACAAAGTAGCACAGCGATTCAAAGCAGATCATGTGGTATTTGCACTGGAAGGACGCAGTTGGCGCAAAGACTTTTATGAACCTTATAAAAAGAATCGTGCTGTGGCTCGTGCTGCACTTACAGAAGCAGAACAAGAAGAAGATAAAATGTTCTGGGAAACATACGATGCGCTGACTAAATACTTGGCTGAGAGAACCAATTGCTCAGTAATCAAATGCGATACAGCAGAAGGTGATGACATTATTGCTCGCTGGATTGCACTACATCCCCAAGACGAACATATTATTATTTCAAGCGACACTGACTTTGTTCAGTTAATTGCTCCAAATGTTACACAGTACAATGGCATCAGTGACGAGCACATTACGCTAGAAGGTTATTTTGATGCCAAAGGCAAGGCAGTAATTGACAAGAAAAAACAAGAACCAAAAACTATTCCAGATCCCAAATGGTTGTTGTTTGAAAAGTGCATGCGTGGCGACACCAGCGACAACGTGTTTAGTGCTTTTCCAGGTGTAAGAACCAAGGGTACCAAAAACAAAGTGGGATTGCAAGAAGCATTTGAAGATCGTGACCGTCAGGGATTTAACTGGAACAATATGATGTTACAACGGTGGACCGATCACAATGGTGTAGAGCACCGAGTGTTAGACGATTACCATCGTAACGTGTCCTTGATTGATTTGACTGCACAACCGCAAGATGTCAAGGATCGTGTTGATACTTGTATTCGTGAACAACGGTCTGACAAAGATGTAGGTCAGGTAGGAGTAAGATTTATGCAGTTTTGCGGCAAGTATGATTTGATCAAGTGTAGCGAATCAGCAGACTCGTTTGGTCGTTGGCTAAATGAGACATACAAAGGAGTGTTAAATGATCATAGCTAAACCTGTGATAGACAAAAAGTTTTGGATATTACAAAAAGACAATGAGAAAGTTGGCAACATTGAAGCCAC